AATCCGCTCGCGGCCGCGCGCTGAGCCTCTTGCTGACGAGCAAATTCGCCAAGAGCCGTCTGCTGGGCTCTGCCGAAGCCCTGAGAGCGAATCCCTGCAAGGGTCTCTGCCAAGCCCCTGCCTAGCGCCTCACGGCGCTCTGCGGCTGTCAGGCGGGCTCTGGAACCAAAAGCAGACTCTCCGCCTGTCTGTATATCTCTAGCTCGCTGAGCAATATCGGCCTGCTCTCCAGCCTCCAGAACATCTTCGATGGTTTGCTGAACCACTGATTGCTCAAACGGGTCATAAAACGCCTGAGTCATCGCAGGATCAAAAGCACCCGTAGCCTGACGCAAACGCGCCTCTGACTCCCCAAGTCGACCGCCAAGCCCAGCGGTGGCGCCTGCCGTCGTAAGCTCTGAACCTGTCAATCCGCGATCAAGCCCGCCAATTGCACTCCGAAGTTGATTTGTGGCTACATCAAGGCCCGGCGCTAAACCAGCTAAAGCCGCCTGACGTTGTGCCAACGAGCCGATCAAGTCTCGGCCGAATCGGTCGACGCCCCCAGACTCCACAGCCAAGGCGCGCTCAAGATCGGCACCAAGGTCGCCAACTGCGGCGCCTTCAATACCAAGCGCGCGATCTAGCTCTGATCCAAATTGATCTCGTGCGCCAGACAGCGTGCCAGTGGCCTCGCGCACCCCTCTGCCTAGAGCCTGCTCCGCCTGCTCAGCAAGCCCCTCTATAGCACCAAGATCTTCTCCAAATCTACCTGCCGCTCTGCGGCCGATATCCTGAAAGGCTGTCAGGTCACGACCAAATCGATCCGTCGCTTGCGTGGCGAGTAAATCTGCACGATCAACTCCACTCAGCAGAGACTCAAGGCCCAAGGCCCTGTTTGCCGCCGCCTCATCAGCGGCGTCTTGAATTGCCGCTAAAGCATCCTCTTGCGTGCCAATTTGCGCGCCCAAGCCTTGGCGTAATGAGCCAAATGCGTCTTGGTATCCGCCCCTAAGCGCGTCTACCTGTTGCCCCAAAGCACTGCTGAGCTGAGAACCAGCGGAGCCGAAAGCGCTTTGGGCGGCTTTTAAAAAAGGCTGAATAGAGCCAATGTTTTGTTGTGCCAAATCCATCGCCGCCAATTGGCCTGCGCTGAGACCAGCTACAGGGGCTTGATAAACGATGGGCGTCCCGTCTGGGTTGAAAAAGACATTTTCAGAGGCTTGCATCGCGCCTTGGATAAAGCCCGGCTGATCTCCTAAACCAAACAACAACTGCTGAATGATCGGATCCATTGAGACATTTTGCTGGGCTACGCTTCCTACGAAAGCGCCGGGATCGAGAGTGCCTATGCCGCTTGAAGATGATGGCACAGAGACAACCGGAGTGTCCCCACCGCTTGCGTCCATGGCCGCTTGACTGTTTGCTTGCAAAATCGCTTCGAGTTCTTCTCTGGTTGGGGAGTCCACTTCGCCTGCCAGAATTTGCGCTGTTAAATCGCCCGGAAATTGACTCATGTCAAGCCCCCTTCGCCTGCGGCGGTCTGGCGAACTCGGAGAACAAATCCATCATTTTGTACATCATGTCGATGCCTTTTTCTTTGTCCTCACCCGCCATTGGCGTCAGGGTGACTATGCCGTCTTTATTTTTCATGTCGAAAGCGCCAGCTCCGCGCACTGCGCGGCCAGTCATCACAAACTCGCCATCTGACAGCATTGCAGGAATATCGTCACTGATCTCCGTGCCTTCACCGTTGATGTCACCAGTCATTCGGATGAAAAGCTCGCCATCCATGTCGCCACCTTCAGACCTATAAACCGCGCCGCCCTGATTAAACATGGGCACTGGTTGTGGTTGCGGCAACATCCCCGTGGGAGGCGTGTAATTTGGAAGCGGCATGGCTTCGTTAATGTCATTCGGGTTTGGCGCCAATAATATCTGACGCGGCGTAAATTGTTGGCCTGCGGGGATGGGTTGACCGCCGCTTAGCTTTGGGAAGTTATTAGGTAATAAGCCAAACTCAACAGGATTCGGTGCAGGCTGTCCCATCCTTCTCGCAATCTCTGCCTCAATGTTGTATCGGCCAGCCGCATTCATCTGTGTCAGAGGAGTAAGGGGAACGCCTTTACGGTCCTTAGCTTCGTCGTAAGCCAGCTTGCCAAACAATCCAGCCAAGCCAGCGGTCCCAAGCAAGCCGCCGATTCCCATGCCGCCTTGACCGCCAAGGCCAAGCATAGATGCTAGTCCGCCACTGCCCTGCGGGCCTCCGCCTAAACCAAGGATGCCGCCAAGATTTTGCAAAACATTTTTGTTATCATCACCGGCAAAAATAAACTCACCGATAGAGCCAAGAACACCTTTTCCGATATAAGGATTTTGAGCCAAAATTTGTTCTGGAGTTAGACCAGCTTCGCCGCCCTTTCTAATAATCTCTTGGATCTCTGGATTGTTTTGAGCCGCCTCAAATAATACTTCAGCCGCACTTTTGCCGCCGCCTCCAATACCAAAGGTTTGACCGAGGTTGCCTAGCAAACCTCTGCCATCCGCGCCCGGCATTGCATATTCATAGATACTGGAGCCTGTATTTTGCAAATTCCCTAAGAGGCCCACGTTGTCAGCGCCCGGCATAACATATTCATAAATGCTCCCCAAAATGTTGGAGCCGCTACCTGTTGGGCTAGTCAAACTTGAGATCCCTCCTGAGCCGGGGAAGCTAAAACTTCCGCCACCGAAGCCGGGTATTTTGAAGCCGCCGCCTCCGCCGGGCATGGGTGCGCCCAAAGCCGCTATTCCTGCCAGAGGATTGCCGCTTTTAAATGCGTCATAAGTATTGTACGCCTTCGAGACCATGGCCGCGTAAGGTTGCCATGGGCCCGGTATAAACTGAGCCACGTTGGCGACAGGTTTAATTACTTTTTTGGCTACTTTTTTGACCGATTTCCACGTTTTTTTGAACCAGCCAAATTCTTCCAATCCAGTAATCGGGTTGAGAGATGCGATCCCAGACCCCACGACATACTGCTCTGGGTCCAAATCAAGCTCTTCGAATCTTTCTCCGACTATGCGCTCAAAATCGGCATCTGCCATCATTTGTGGTGGCAAGACGACTTCGCCGGGCGCTAAGTGTGCCAATGTGGTGTCAGGTCCACGTCCAGCTTGAGAGAGTTGGACAGCCATGTCGGCCATTGGTGCTTGTGTCCCAACCTCTGCCGCTTGCGCAAGACCTGTTGCAACTTCGGCATCCAGCGGGTCTTCTGCCGTAGCGGCTGTATTCATTAGCTGGGCTATGGTTTCTCGTAGCCCCGCATTCGGGTCCACCGGCATTTCTGCGGACATTACAATGTCAGACTGAACTTGAGGATCCTGCAAATCAAGTGGGTTGGTGTCTACCTCTCCACCCTCCGCCATCATCATCGGTGCTTGTGGTTCCAACGGCATCCCAGCCATGGCAGAAATTCTTTGCTGAAGAAATTGGTTCATGGCGTACTCACCGTTACGGTCCCTATACTGGCCGTCATTCCGAGCCCTGTCGCGTAAGACTGATGCTCGTACAAATTACGCAACACCGTGCCGTCAAAGGCTTGGTGTATCTCAAGCGTAGTATTGTAGATAATGGCTCCCGTGGCAAATTGCAGTTGGGAGATCTCTGTCGCGTTAAAGTGCGGCGAAATGCTAAAATCCACGCCGCCAAGGTTCAGCTCTAAAATCCTGATTAAGCGATTAAACGTGTCTGCATCGACTTTATCATTAACCCGTGCGCTCAACGGTAGCCGAGTCGGTAGTAAGGCGCTCATTAACGCCTACCGCTTTGTTGCACATCGACACGGGTAGAACCTAATCTCCATTTGTATCCAAGAGCGTCAGCGCCTGTCAGATCATCATCGCTCTCAAATCTCAAGACGATCTGCCTTGCCCTGCTCCTCAAATTTTTGAATTGAGTGGACCTTTCAATCTGTGATGTGCTTTCTGTAACAAGGGTATCGCCGGGGAAATCTCTCCTTTTCAGCACGAAATTTACCGCTGGATTATTGGACACTGACTGCGCCGTAATAAAATTAAAGTCTGGGATGATTTTTTTGACGAAGCTAAAGTTCTCTCCAGATGCCACATCAATATCTGCACTTTCGACAAATACATTGGACATCGCGGAAGTCAAATTGTCATAACCAGATTCATGCTGGAAAACAAACTGCTGGGATGAGTCCGTTGCTGTCGCCAAGGGGGCGTCTTCGATCCCCGCGTCGAGCCACGCATATCGGACCAAACTGCCAATAGACCAGTGATTTTCTTCGTAGTTGTAGATGACGTAACGGCTTACCTCTTTCGTGTCGTCCTCTATGCTTGGATAGAAGAACCACATTTCTCCATATTCGGAGTTGAGACCCATGTGACATTTGAAGGCTTGGGTAAGGTCTAAATCGCTGAAAACGTACTCTTGCACCGAGCATGGCAGTTTTTGCACTGAGCCGTTGTAAACATAAAATCCTGTTTTTGATGCAAAAAATACACCGCCGGGCGCAGTGACGGCGGCTTTTGGGCTTACCAAGCCCGCCCCTTCATTGACCAAGTTCATGGAAAAGGTCAAGGGAGGGCCAATGAAAGCCATCGAATACAAGCTGGTATCAGTCCAAATAAGGATTTCTTGACGGCTTTTTACAGCCCCTACGATAAAAGATCCGCTCGAAATCCGTAGCGATCCTGCGGAGTTAGTCGACAACGGCTCAAAATCCAACTCGTTCTCTGAGTCGGAAAAAGCCACCAGCATCGGATCTATCACCCCAGTTCTTGAGGAGCCGCTTATCGGATCGGCACCCAAAACAATAAGGTGCCTGTCGATTTCAGAGGTAATAACTTGCAGTCCGGTCGTCGGCACTAAATTTGCGCCAGTGACAGTCGATAGATTAGCCGCTCTTGTGCCTAGCCCTGTGCTGTCGACCCAACGGAAAATGCCGCCACCCCTTGGATTAATAATTAAATTTTCGCCGAAGTTGTCGTGCGTCCAAATTCTGAGCTGGTTAACGTCAGATGTTGGTGAAGTAGAGCCCCACCCGCCATCACCCCATGTCCCGACTGACCAGCCCGTCGAGGCAAGATAAACGTCAAGGCCAACATTTATTTGATATGCGCCAACGACAGAGGATCCGCCGTTTCCGGTGTCAGAGGAGTTAGCTGTGACTGCTGAGCCAGCGGTGTCTTTGGCAGTGATTTCGTAGGTGTTAGAGCCGGTGACAAGGCTTATTTGATACTCTTGATTTAGAACTTCCGCAGTAATGTTGCCGCCTAAAGTAGCGGCGCCGGTAAAGGTCACGAAATCATTGTTGACTGCACCGTGTCCGGTGTCGGTTACAGTAATAGTTGAGGAGCCGTTTGAAGCGGCAAAGGTCACATCTCCCGCGCCCGTTGTAGAGCGGATCGGCGTTACATCGTTGTAGGCGTCGCCTTCTTCAATGTAATACTTGAATGTCGTGCCGAGTCCCAGATACCGAGTGCCGCCCAGCTCAATCCAGCTATGCAAAGCGCGGCAAATGCCAAGAAAGGCATCACTGCCCAACTTAACCCAGCCACCAATTTTTTCGACTCTGCCTTTGCGGAATCTAATAAGGTTGCCATCAACCCAGCCTCCCTTCGCCGAGTAATCTGTAGCCTCTTTGTCAATCCCCGGCTTGAAATCTAGCGTTTGGAGTGGCATTTGGCATTACGCCAGCCTGATGATCGCGCCCGTCGCTGTAGGAGACGGAAACACAACAGTGAAATTTCCTGCCGTCGATGTTTTATCGCCACCAAAATCCAAGGCACATACGGCTTTGTTCGACGCAGAAGAGTTGTAAATCAAAGCCCCTCTCGCCGTCACGGTTGCGGTCCCAAATGTAAGGTCTGCAAAATCACAAATAGCTGTTGTTCCAGAGGTGGTGGGCGTTACGCTTGTAAGATTGCTACCGCCTGAAGTGTAATTTGTTCCAGAGGACTGGCCGGTGGTAGTAAACGCTGTGGTGCTTGCGCCCAAAGTTGCCGAGCTTGTGTACAAAGCCAACTTGAAAGTGTTTCCAGAACTAGCCGTGAAGTTATGAGTGCCCACAAGACACTCTTGCTTGAAGCTGGTGCAAATCGCAGAGGTAATGGCCATGTCAAAGCTCCTTTAAAATATCTGCAAACTGTGTGTGGCCCTGACCTCGCAACGTCTGAGCAATCGTAGTCCGATCTGAAAAAATTGCGCTTTTCATTCCTCGAAGAATAACACTATACACCTCATTCTTAAAAGCCTCTGCCTGCTGTCGAATGTGAGGTGGCGCATCCTCAGAAATCTGCAAAATTTTGTTGGTTGTAATCTCTGCCCAGAACTCTGGATCATGCCCGCCATGGTCTGAGGTGGCGACCATCACTTGTCCGAGAGTCGCCCCTATATTTTCACCCATCATCCCTTATATGGCTCCGGTGCAGAAGGCATCTCGATGCGCTGGAAATCATACTTTTCTTGCGCTTCAGCAAATCGGGATTGATGACAGACGATCCACTGACCAGACTGGTCCGTCAATGCCATCAGGGGATCTTCAAGACGGTGATATCCATAAAGACGCTCATGGGGGTCAACATTGCTGTCAAGTAGAGCAGATCGAGGACTTGCTCCAATACTAACGCCCTCACTGATGCAACGAGATATCCAGAACTCCACGCACCCTCGGCCCGCCTCTGCGAAGTGCAAGTTGTGCTTATAACTAAAATCCATGCCAAATAGGTCCATGTGGCCCACTCTGTTATAAAGACCAAATGCTATGGCATAAGCCACAGTGTTGTTCAAATATGCACATTTTTGGTCTTCAATGACGTCGACAATAGGATATTCCACAATCGCGGGCACCCTATCATCAAGCTCGCACGAGTAAATCGGCTTATCAAACGTAGGCAACAGTTTACGCATGACGTCGGTTTGATTACCGGCATCATCAGTATCTAAATACCGAGATGCGGGGTCCATCATAAAAACGCGGTCACAATCAAAAACAGCTAAAGATGAGTTAATACACCATACCTCGTCCCATTCTTTGCTATTTTCGACCGATATGACGTAATCGATTTGAGAGGCACCTAGCCCCAGAAGGGCAATTTTTTTGCCCTCCAGCTCCCTGATTTTTGACATTTTTAAGTTACACCTATCCTCAATAAATCATAACGATATTCATCACGAGTCCCACGTCCCTCGCTGACGTTTTTCATTCTCGCGAGCCCTTCCTTGAACCGAGCCTCAAAGGTCTGCACAACCTCTGGCGGCTCCTTCAAAAACACTGCCGCCTCCACCAAAGCCCCATACAACAAGGGATCCGGGTGGTCGGTAGACAGCAAAGTGGTGCCCGAGTCGCCTTCTTGGGTCAAAGTGCCGGGCTTATGTAAGTAGTGGAGTTCGACCGTGTAGTTTGAGTTAGGCACAGGTGAAAGCTCGAAGGCCGTGTCGTCAAACAAAGAATAATATTTTGGTCTTCCCTCGGTAGTGGCGTTCGGAGAGTATTGCTTAATGAAGCTGGGGTGCTTGAATTCCAAATAGTGATATACGTTGCTATCAATCACGGCCAGCGAAAATGGAGCATAAAAGTCTGAGGGCGTCGCCAAAAATCTCTTACTGGCTGTCATAGTTCCGGTCACGTTTTGACGCTGTTCCGGTAACTCCACGTTTTTGAAAATACGATCCTCGCTCTCGCGAATGAATCTATCTAAATTAGCGTTAAAGGTGGTCTCGTTGACCTGCAAATAATCTTGGATTGTGGTTTTCAGGCTGGCAAGCGTAAAGCTCATGTGATTGTCACCTCCACAGTTCCAACTGCGCTAGTAATTTGGAAAGTGCTTAATTCCGCACCGAGTATACCATTACCTACATTTGTATACACCATGAAGAAGTTTCCGTCTCGTCCATCGCTAGAGGGGTCGACCCGTGCGTCTCTCACAGCCTCTGGATCATAGGTGGAGGGCTTTCTTTCCAGTTGTGGATGCTTTGGTGACCATTGATCTGGACCCACCAATAGGCCGTTCCACGTCTTTTTCATGTCTCTCAGCTTGTACCGAAATCCAGTGATATCACAGATTCCATACGCATTTTTGCCGCCACTGAAGGACATTAAGCAATCCTGTAAATGGTCAAGTCGGGAGCAACCCTGAATGACGCACGAGACTGATCCTGTGACAGGGCCCGCTCGAACTCCTCCTCATAAAGCTGTTTGAGCAAGGGCACCCTGTCTGGCACGCGCTTCATCGCTATGTAATATGCAAGACCGGCCGCAAGACAGGGGAAAAAACGAAACGGTATTTCTATCGTATCAGTGCCTACATCAGCATCATCCATGCGGCTCAACACGTTCAGGTGCAAGGTGTAAGTAGAGTTTTTGTCAGGCGCAGGATAGACCGTAATCGTAGGACTTATCTGCTTGTCGATAAAATATTGATTTGGCTTGCCGGTGCTGGTCTTAGTTGCAATGTGAGCATACTCTGCCCGAGAAAGTTTTGTCAGCGGCAAGTCTGTGACCGTACCGGAGACTGTCTCGCGCACAAATACGTCCAAGACATCGATGACCGACGTGGGATTTGTCGAATCAATCGTGTATACAATAGTATCTTTTACTGCACTTATTGTTTTCTGATTGATAGTCCACTGGTTTAATCCGCGATTGGCCCACTCTGCAAGCATGAGGTTGAGAGATCGCTGTGCCGTCTTGAGGTCATAACCAGTGCGAAGCTCAAGCCCACATCGCTCAAAGGCTTCCTCTACATAATCCGCTACATCTAACTCAAAATCTTTACTGCCGCTCGTCGCCATCTTCAGCACCCGCGTAGAGATTATTAAACACTTGATTCACATCTAGGGTGTAGTCTAAATCAGATTTTGAGTAATGGATATGCTGAGAGGGTCTGAAGTCAGGAGCGCCCTCTCCTGTCTCGAACCAAGCTGGATGTGTTACTCGCACTCGGTTGTTTGGCAACGCCACTATGTTACCTGTCCATGGTCCTGCGTCGAGCAACTCAAGGACGTGGCTTTGCTTATGCTGAGCGGGATCGTCGGCTATCTCGTTCTCCGCATAATCAACAGTGAAATAATACTTGGCGGGATACATCTCGCCGTCAATCATCGCAAGCCAAGGACACGGTGTAGCTCTGTCGAGCACGTAGACAGCGTGGTGATGAGAGCTACAATCCCATGGCTGAGCCGCCCAGACGGGCATTGGCTCAGGCCACTCATCCAGAGGAGTATCACCAACTAACGCAGTAATAGGCATACGAGCCCACATGGCACCGCCATGAACATTTGGCTCGTCGTCATCGTCGTAAGTCTCAGCTCCAGTAAAAATTAATTGGAAACTGAGACATCGAGTTGGCATTGTTGTGACGGCAATAGCCATAGCATGAATAAATTCGCCGTGGTATTGCTGATGGTTGTGCGTGTACTCCCTGCGTACCCAGCACTTAAAGTGCGGGATATTACTTTGCAAATAAGCCATCTATCTCCCGTAAAGACCACTCTTCTTGTTTGACGGTGGCCGCATTCGCATTTTGCCGCCAGTAGCACCGCCCTTCGTTTTCATGGCGCCGCCTTTTGCCATGCCTTTTGTCTTCATGGCACCGCCTTTAGGCATTCCCTTCGTCTTCATGGCACCGCCTTTAGAATAACCCTTAGATTTCATTACACCCCCCTCTGCCATGCCTTTGACATCTTTCTTGCTCAAATATTCTCCGGCCTGCTTAATCATCTCATCCACGGAAGGGACTGATTTTTTGGCACTTTTGCTCTGCCGCAAAATCTTTGCTTTATCCTCCAATTTCAATTCTTTATCACTTTTTGCGCCTTTGCTTTTCATCGCCTTGCTCCTCACGATTTTGGGATACGGGTTTTTTTGCGCTTGCCTTCCATCATCGCGCCACAGCCACGTCCTTGAATCTCGACATAACCGCCTTTGTTCAAATTGCGGGCAATCGCCTCGCCACGCTTTCGCTCATAGCCAGACAGCTTTCCGTCTTTATCCAAGTCAGCCTTCTTTTCGTCAATCTTCATTTGCGATGCCTCGCTGTCTTTTTAGCCACCTTCTTAGGTTGCTTCGAAAACTGTTTGCCTTTTTTGGTGTCCGCGCGCTTCTTCCTTGTAGTGGCCGCATATTCCTTGTCGGACATTGCCTTGATGGCCTTCTCTGGCAAATATCTCTCGCCCGTGGCCTTAGACCCTTGCGTGCTTGGCTTGCCAGACTTGGTTCGCCACTTTTGCTTTGTCCACTTCTTCAAGGACTTTTGTGACTTCTTCAGAGCCATTAGTCCTTGTATCCTCCCCCAGCTTTTTTGTATTCAGACGCCAGCATTTGGGCCTTCCGAGCCGACCATTGGCCGGGCCTTCCGCCCTTGCCGCCAGCTTTTATGCGGTTGAAAATCCTTTTTCGGAGGGTAGGCTTAGTGTAGTTGCCCGCCTCATTAACCCGAGATTTTGCCTTTTTCTTTGGCTTGGCCTTAGATTTAGCTCTCGGCATGAAATTACTCCTTAGCCCATGGCGCCCATCATCGGCGCGTTCATTCTCGTGTTGTCCATCACAATTTTACTAGGCGCACGAACATCAACCTCACGATCTTGCATAGGCATCGTAGACTGCCTATATTCTGCGTCCGTCACAATCCCATCATTATTGAGATCGTGACCTTGTGCGATAGCCGCGCGTTGATTACCCATTGCTTCTTGGGCTGTCATTCCTCGGCCCATGAGTGCTGATAATCGCGCCATCCTATCTCTGAGATTGCCAATATCGATGCTTCCACCAAAAGGCAGAGAGATCGAGGCCCTGTCTGGGTTGTTTGCTAAAAACGCATCAAGTCTTGCCTGTATCGCGGCTGGGTCCATCTGCGGCTGTTGCGGCGCAGGCTGTGCCATCTCTTGTTGCCGCTGGCGAATCATGTCCCTAATCCTGTCAATTTGGCTCTGATCAAGGTTAAGGCCAAGCTTAGAGCCGCCAAAAAAGGGATTTGGCGTGGTCATTCCAGCGGATAAACCCGTATCAAACAAGCTCGACATCGGCGAAGAACCGCCCGTAACCCCTTGTGTAGTGTTTAACAAATTTTTGAATAAGCCAGTGGGTGCAGATCCGCTATCTCCCGACCCCTGTATGCCGTCAAGCGCTCTCAAGTTTGCGCCCAGTTCAGTGATTCCGAGACGGGTTGGGAGCCTGCGGGGCCCTTGAATAGAGGAGATGAGGTTTGCAATTGAAACGGGCTCACGATCAGGTAATCCCATATTTTGATCTTGAGGGATCGTCCCCATGAGCTGAGCAATCACGCCTTGGTTCATATTGGAGCCTCCTTGAGGAATTACTTGTCCGCCTTGTCTCATCATCGGCACATCTTGCAATTCACTGCCTCGCCGAAAATATTGGCTCAAATCACTCAAGGGCAGGTCAGACCGCACTCCAAAACCGCCTCTGGCGGTTCCAGCTCCGCCGCTAAGAGGCATCATTCCGCTCATGCCGCCGAAGGGCGTGCGGTTTGTCATTTGGCCGTCGCCCGTGCCCGCCGCTCCACCAGCGCCTGAAATCATTGAAGCAATTTCTGGTCCGTATCGAACTAACGCTCCAGCGGCAGGATTGATAAGCGAAATTATGCCTGCCGCCGCACCGCGAGGAGTGGTATAGCTCGAAACGATAGGTTTGATGCGGGTAAGAATCTCATCTTTTATGCTCATTTCATTTTCCTACCAAGCCTTACACGACCAGTATCTGGCCGAAAACTTGTCTTTTGCGGTATCGCATTTATGCCGTGCGCGGAAAGACTTACGTCTTGCGGGCTGGCTTTTCTTGATGGTCATTTTGCTATCGCCATAACGCACGAGCTTGACCTCGTTTCCTTTTTTGGCGAGAACTGCGCTTTTTTTGGCTTTACCGGGCGTGCGCTTTGGCTTGTTGTAGCCAGCAAAAGTCTCCCCCCTGTAGCTTAATCGCCCAGAGGGGAGTCGCTTTACGTCTTTGGTCGTAGCCATAAATCAACCGTAACTCTTGATTAGCTCCAGAATAATCATATAGCTGTCACCAGAAGAATGACCGACAGTTGTAAAGTCTAAGTCTCCAGTCTTTCCAGAGCCTGCATTATTAGGGATGCCAGAGAAATTAGAATAGTCGTGATGACCATTCGAGTTTTCTGACAACCCGATTGCCAAAACATTGGATGAGGCATCGAACTCAATCTTTACAGACATACCAGTACACTGCCACCAGATCTTATTGATCGTGACAGCAGAGCACGCCTCTCCACGAGTGTTTGACGTTAAAGCAGAAACGTCGACTTTTTTGACTGCCGACTCACCTGTGCCATCGCTGGCATTGGTGAATTTCAAGACGGCTTTGCGTTCACCATCTTGAATAGTTTGCGAAGTGACTGCATCAGCCATGTGGAACCTCCAATTTAGAGTTCGGTGCTGGCTGTGCGCTCTTTCATGGCCGTAACATAATCTACGGTCAGGACTTTTGCCGCCGCCGCGCCGTTCTGGATGCCAAAGCTAACGGTCAAATCCTCGTCATCAGGGGCGTTTGTAGAAACTACGGTGCCAACTTCGGTATTGTTCTGATAGACGTGAAACTTTTGATCTTTCGGATCATACATGAAACCAACCGTCATAAAGGTGTCATCAGCCATGGCTGTGGGCAGATCCAGCGTGCTTTGAGTGCCGTCCTTTTCCACGATAAACGTAAGAGTGGTCGAGCCATCCGTAAGCAAAAAGAAAATGCCATCAGAAACATCCAACGGGCTGGTGTCGGTGATTTGTAAACCCATCACAACATCAGAGGCGTCAGCGTCAGAAGTCTTGAATCGCGCGTTGAAAGCCAACTGCTTTCCAGCCTCGTACTTAAAGCCTTCTTTGACAAGCTGAAGAAAATCGTTGTCGTTGTCGGCGTCATCATTCGTGATGACCAACAGACCTCCGTCACCATCGCCTAGAGCTTCTGAAGCGTTGCCAGAGCCGCCCTCGGTGGTAGTGATTGTCCAATCACTCGCGAGGTAGGTGTCAAAATCGTTGTGATAGACGTGGTACTTGGCAGGGGCTGGCATCTTTGCGCGGCCCAACGTGCTACCAGCGCCTACGTTTGTAACGCCAGAAGTAAAGTGAGTTGTCATAACAGTTCTCCTTGTGAACCAGCCGTTGCCCTATGCAATGACCATTAGACTACGACAGTGTACTCCGAAACAAAATAAAAAAAAGGGGCCCGCAGGCCCCGAGGAGTGAACAAGGGGTGACTTATGCCCCTTGAGAACCATAGATTCCACGCCAATCGGAGAAGCCGAAGCTGTAACGCTCGCGGGCTTTGTACCGAATGTTGTCCGTGGAGAAGTCAGGCTCCATGCTGGTCTCCATCGCGGTTCGCTGGAACATCTTGAGTCCTTCGCCTGCGTCAGTGACCGAGGTCAGCAGGAAGTAGGCATCAGGGTCATTCAGGTAGTGATTGACCGTGTAGCCTTGCGGAAGGACACCAGTGTTGCGAATCGCATTGATGTCATTGTCAGCAGTTCCAGAACGCAGAGTTGAGTTCAAGATTCTGTCAGCAACGAATACCAACTGCGGCGGTACAACCAACTTGGTCGCTTGAACCGAGATGGTCAAACCACGATCATCGGTGAAAGTGCTGATGTCAATCAGCGCGTCTTCCAGCGAAGTTTCGTTAAGGTCTGCCATCGTGGTCGCGCGATTAGCCAGCGTGCCACCACCCGCAAGTGGGTGTGCAGTAGAGATCAAAGGTTGCCCGTCACCACCAGCGAAGCTGGAGCTGAATGCGTTATTGAGAACATCCGCACCCTTGACCTCCTTGGTGTTTGCCATGGATCGCGCAAGCGCTTTCACATAACGTCGACCAAGTGAGTCGTACAGATTGTCCTCGACTGCTTCAGCGGTGAGACTGAAGGCCAAAGCCAGCGTTTCGTGCGTATAGCGGGCCGTAAAGCCTTCTGAGGCGGTGTCGAAAGAGACACCAGCGCCTTCAGACTTAACCGGCGCACTGCCAAAGCCCGTGATCAAAACCTCTTCTTCAAAGGCGCGCTCAGAATCTTCAATGGCGAAGATTTCCTCGTACTCCCTATCGTAAGAGTCGTAGCTCATACCAAACAGTGCATTGAGGCCGGGCTCAAGCTCTTTGGCGAGTTGTGCTCGTGAAATAGCCATCCGTCAGCCTCCTTATGCTAAGCCAGCGCCTTTAACACCTGCGATATGGTTCTGAATTACAACCATAACATTGGTGTTAGCGCTCGCTACGTCGTCGTTGTCGGGATCTTGGCTGATGTCAATGGCCTTGAGAGGCAACGTCGTGGTAGTAGCACCAGTGGTTACGTCAAGCTCCATGTTTGAACGGCCAGATGAGGTATCACCCGTGGTAGATTGGTCAACGATATCGAAGTTGCCGAAAAGATCGGCCACTGGGAAGGTATCGTCTGCCTGCACCTCAAAAACAACATTGGGGTCATCAATGATGAACGCGATGATGTCATCTGCGGCTACAGCACCGGGGTAATGATTTGCGAAAATCTGCTCTTTCGAGGTTGGGTCCGTATACTGAACGCCGTTGAAGACACCAACGACAGGAACAGTAGAGGAGGCGGCCGCGCGAGATACAGTACCGCCAGTCAATTGCTTAACCAAGTCACCTTGGAAAATCGCACCTGACTGGTTGTTGGCGATCCTATAACGCGATTGGCCTCCACTATACGGAGCGCCACCCATCATGCGGGCAGGTTTTAGTCCAAAAGCGGCATCTTTATTTGCCATGCTTTAGCTCTCCTATTGCTTGCCAAAAGAAACACGGCTTGAGCGACTAGGATCATATTTAACATAACGGGAGTCAGCGGCGGTTTCATTGAACATATTGTTATCCAATGCCTCCTTCGCTGTTTCTGTCTTCTGAGCATAATGTTCATTACGCTCTTGAACAGTCTCCTCTGGAATCTTAGCCAGCAAAAGCCCTTCGTTATACACGACGCCTTCATGCCTTCCGTTGTCCAAGGTGGGCAACTGCCACTCAGGAGGGAGATCCGTGCCACGCACCAATTCCCAACCTTCACGGATCCGACGCGAGACATTAGCTCGGTCTTCGCTTCCCATCATGCTCTCTCTGATCCACCTGTAAACGTAGCCGGGTGGTGCAGGGGGAGTTTCTAACTTCCGCACTGGACGCCATGGTTGTCGCCGAGCCTGATTAACGTGCGCTCCGCTTTCACGACTTTTGCGAGTGTTTTTTGCTTCTGTCATTTACCTAGCTCCTCTCTGCTGGATTTTTTGCTTCTCACGAGCCACAGTCTTCAACCATTGGTCTTCAGACATATTGTGCGGCTTGAGTCCGCGAATCCTTTCGAGTTCGCTATTCGAGAAACGAACACCGCTTTGCTTTCCTCGTGATTGTTGCCGACCACTTGGCGTGGCTGAAGCGACTCTTTGCACGGCGGGTCGCGATTCACTTTCTGCGGCATCAGGAGCATCTTCGCCCCTGTTTAAATCAGGATACGCTTTTCCGATTCGGGAATCTAGTGCCTGATAATAGTCTTCGCTATCAGGCTCATAGCCCTCATTCAGCAAGTTGAAGTGAGTAAAATAAGCAAACTGAGTCGCCTCTTTATTTTCCTCGCTTTCAGTGTCTCCATACCACTTATTTTTCTCATGCCAGCTCATGGCCTGCTCCGTGGGCTTGACTTCCTCTTGTGGAGCTTGTTGTACAGGCTGTTGATACTGCTGTGGCTGTAACAACTGCTCGGGCTGTTGCATTTGCTCAGGCTGAGCATATTGCGGATTTTGCTGGGCCTGTCGACTCTTGGCAGTATTTATTTTTTCTTTCTTAATTGCTATTTCGTTTTTTAACGTAGTAGCTTGCGACATCAGATCGGCGTCGCCACTTGTCACCGCCTGACGATAAATTTCGTCCACTTGCGCTTCCTGCGCTTTTACCTTTTCCTCTTCCGCCAGAAGTGTGGTTTGTTGCTGTTGGACAGCAAAATTACGGAATTGTTGAAGCTCCTGCTCCTTTTGCTCAGCAAGTTTCAGCGCGGCTTCTGCTCGCTGTTCTGCCTCCCGAGTCTTCTGGTTTAACTTGTTAACCCTTCTTGAGACTCGCTTGGAATAATCGTCCAGCTCATCTTTCGCTACCTCCTGCTGTTCTGGCTCGTCAGAAATCTCGATCTGCACTTCTTCTTCAGGCTGTTGCTGTTCCGCGTTGTCAATCATAGGATGCTCACTATATCGTCAGGGTTAAGGATTGTGCCGATTACTTCGTCATCGTTAATGATGCGAACCTCTGCGCCATCTTCTAATTTGAAGCGAGCACCAGAGTATCTACCGATCAAAATCCACTGCTTTTCACTACACCACGGTGTGTCTCCGTACTTTTCCGTGTCGTTATAGCAAAGCGGCCCCATTTTGACCACATACGCAACTACAGTGGCAAGCGCCTCTCGATCCATGGTTGCCTTAGTCAGGACGATACCGCCTTTCGACTTTGCAACCCCAGACCACGGCAAAACAAGCATCCGCCAACCTGTTGGATCTGGCATTCGCTCGATAGCGCTTTTTTCTAAAAGATTTGGATCAAGAACAACTTGATCCGATTGAACGTAGGCTTCTTCAGCTCCCATTACTTCTCCCTAAAGTAGTCTGAGATTTGCTCTTCGATCAAGGATAGCGCGGAAAGCTCACCTTGTATACTCTTGTACATTTCCATGTCCGAAAGTCGGCCACCCATAAGCGTTTCTTGAATCAAAGTGCGGCGTTCTTCGATGGTCCGTTTGATGCGGTGGGCAATATCAAGGTCATCCATCAATCAATCTCATAAAATCCAAGGCCCTTGGTAGCCGCACCGCCGCCTCTAATTTTTTTCTTGACACGCTTCACAAGACCGCCTTGCTTGTACTTTTCTGCACTTTTCAGGGCGATTGCTACGGCCTGATCTTGAGACTTACCCGCTTTTTTTTCTTTGCGGATGTTTTCGCTTATAACTTTTTGGCTTTTTCCAGACTTCAGTGGCATAACCAACTCCTATTGTAAAGGGCCGTATTTAGCGGCCAGTTCTGTCAATTTGAGATCGGCCTGCTGTGCAAGCCTTTGTATTGCAAGGTCCATTTTTTCCGAGTTGCTGGCGTTAGTCGAATCAATTCTTTGCTTCGCAAGCTCAGCCTCCAAAAGTTTTTCGTTAGCGCGAGCTGTTTCGCGCAACTCGAATTGTTCTTGATCTTGCTCCATCTCTGCCTGACGTAGCGCCAGCTCTTGTTGCCTGATTGCGACCAAGGGATCTTCTTCGTTAGCTTGACCAATGCTCAAAAGAAACTCTTGCGTCAGTTGAGCCAAGATGGGCGAAGAAGTCTGCTCGATAATCGCAGTCATTTGTTGTTGCATTGCTTGAATTTGATCAGGCGGCAATTGACCTGTAAGAGCCGCTTGCTCAAGTTGCGCCATTTGTTGTTCAAGCTCTGGTGGGATCTGTTTGGACGCGATCTCTGTCGCGAGAAATTGTAAATGTTGCATACAGTGAGCAATGATCAACGCTTGGATTTGCGGTGTTGTTTTGACAATCTCGGTCAAAAACAAGCTCCTATGAGCGTCAATGTGGGCACGATGGTTTTGATTTGGAAAAGCCTGTTGCGGCTGTCCCGCCAAAAGACCTGCGTTTTCCAGCCCCGCATCCACTGGCTGTGGCACGGGCGGCGGAGCGGGTGGCTGTAGCAAGCCTTCGACGTTATCAATGCCTAACGCCGCATACATTCTTCGATAAGCCTCGTAAACGCCAGTCGGGCCATGCACCTGTGGATTAGATTGCACAAGCTGTAAAAGCTCTTGCGCCATCGTAATTCTTTGGCTCTGACTGAAAATATTTGGATCGCTAACAGGAATAACATCTACCCTATTATCAAAATCCTCTACCTTGACCTCCGAGGGGCCTGATCCAGTCATGTAAGGGTAAGACGGCGGTAAATAATCAGCGAAAACACGCGCCAAGAGCTGAAACTCAATGCGCTGGCTGTAATGTAGCCGTTTGTGTATTGCCGACATGACTTTTGTGCCGCGCTCAAGCAGAGCTACGGTGGTGCCAACAGGCATTGCCTGATTCATGTCACCGACGTTCATGTCGGCGATAGATGCAAACCGCTTGCCAGACTCAACCAGCAACCCAAGCAAACTCATCAAGACATTACTGGGCTCTTTTATCGGCAACGGTATTAGATTCTCCCGCAAACTGCCGCCGGTCGTGTCAATATCTCTAAACTCGCCGGGTTGAAGAGGCTCATCTTCGTCTCTAATACGCATTCCACGGGCTTTGAAGCCCGCAGGCAAGTTGGCCAAGGTGCCAGCGTCAATTAGCTGTCTGAGGATCGACGTGCTTGCCTTTGCGAGTCCACCAATCATGTGACTCAGGCCAAGACCATAGAATCCAAGGCCCGGCAAGAATTTGTACTGCACAAAATAATTAATCTTTGTTTTGAGGGGATCAGACTCAAGGTAATTTCGGCGTATTGACAAGACTTTTTGACTTCTCTCGTCAATCGTCACGATATATGGCAGTTTCAGGCCCGTAGGCTGTCCGTCTGGTCCTACATCCTCAAAGCCGACTAAATCCAGCACCGTATGGACCTCATAGACGACATGATCGCGCTGATCAATGCCGTCTGGCCCCATGCCTTGGATCTCATCTATTTCTTCTTCGATTTCGTCCCGATTTGGGACGTAAGTTCCGCTTTTTATGTCTACATCTGCATAAAATCCGTTGAGCTGTTGCTTACGGATTTCGTTTGATGACATTCTCAAAACATGAGTGACACGCTCAGCGGTCGTCAGGTCAGAAGCCTCATAAGGCACGACCAAATCTTGTGGCTCTACGAATTTTGACATGGCTCTGCTGACTGCCGTGTCGTAATACACCTTTTTGAACGCTGTGCCAGCTATAGGCAGGTAAAACAAAAGCATATCCAGCTCGGGGTCGAATTCTTGCATCACGTTGAGGATGTAGAAATTCATAAACTCTTCGACGCGAGTTGCCTGTGCTTCCGCTTCGGGGGTCCGCGCACCGACTACTTCGGTTTTCACGGGCCCTTTCGCGGGCAACATCTCTTTGTATGCTTGGGCTTGGAACTGCGTGACCGCTTCCGCCAAAATTGGATGAATTACACCTGACGAGCCTTGAAACGGTGAGCTTCGCATCTCGTCAAATTTCATGCCGAGGTATTTCAAACCATCGACATAAGTCTTCTCCCAATCACTGCGGCTTTCCTTATCACTTTCGATGCTGGCAATCGTTTCTTTGGCCAAAATCATCAAGTCGTTTTCGTCAACGAGGTCAACAAGGTTGGCGTCAAACGGGATCGCTGGAGGGCTCTGTGGCGGAGCGTCAATTTCGTTATCCACAAGAATGCCATCTTCCGTCACCAAAATTTGTGCCGCTTCTCTGACTAGATCTTGGCGGCTTGGCTCTGGGAACACCTCCATGGCGCGGCCCATAGGCATCACATCTGGGTTGGTATCTGTACCTAACTCTCTTTTCTCAATTGCCATCAGTAGTAAACCCTTCTATCTCGCCGCATTGGGTAAATATCCCTGTCATAGTCATCACCCAGCGACAGAAAGCCGCCCTGTCGGAAACGCATCAGCGCCATTGTTGCCGAATCACAGAAGTCATCGTGATCGCCGTAAGGAAAAGCGGCCATCTCCTCGATTACCTCTTCGGCAAAACCTTCATCTGGGGCCCAAACCATTCCAGACTCGAAAATTGGGGCCACAGAGTTCATTCTGGCAATCTTATCCTGCCCCCTGCTTGGTGTATAGGCGGTAACGGGGATGCCAATACGACGCAACTCCTGCGTCAAGGGCGTGCCGCTGGCTTTCGCCTCAATCAAAACGCAATCTGGCTCCCAATATTTGTATTCCTCCCACGCCAGCTTTTTGAGTTCTGGAAAATCAGCACGCACTCGCTTTGCGTCAAGCAAAATAATTTGATCTGGCTCGCCATCTTGCGGTTTAAAAACAGCCCAAGTCGTTATCGCAGAGTAGTCGGCGGTTTCTTTCTTCGAGAATGCAGTGTCATAACTTTGTATGACATAGTTGTACTCGGGCACATAATCCTCGTGCCAGCGGCGCCACCAATCACGCTTTACAATAGAACCTTCCTCGGCGGTTGGATCTTGCATCCATTGGGCATTCCACTTGGACAGCGGCAAAGATGCCTTGACAGACAAAAGCTCTTCTTTTTTCCAAAATTCTGGCCATAAAGGGGCGTCTGAGTCAGGCATGATGGCGGGAAACTCCACCAACTCCCACTGATCGGCGTAATCGTCGCCCTGCTTCTTCAAAACCCGGCCTACGAGATCTTTGGTGCTCCACCTAGTCATTACTATGACAATAATACCGCCCGGCTGAAGACGCTGACGCGGGCCAGACGTGTACCACTCATATACCGAATCCATGGCAGTAGGGCTCAAGGCGTCTTGTTCTGATACAGGATCGTCAATTATCAGCAAGTCTGCGCCTCGACCTGTGATTGCGCCGCCCACACCAGCATAAAATGACTCTCCGCCCTTGCTGGTGGTCCACCTGCCCGCCGATTTGTTGTCGGCTTGAAGTTTCAGCTCGGGAAAAACAGTCGAGTATTCATCGGAATCGATGATATTCCGCACTCTACGGCCAAATCTGACGGCAAGTTCCGCAGTGTGAGTGGTTTGAATTATTTTCAAGTCGCCCCTGAGCCCCATCATCCATGCTGGAAAGAAGGTAGAAGCAAATTCTGACTTTGTGTGTCTTGGCGGGAGGCAAACAATTAATCTTTTTAGCTTGCCCTGAGCGATGCGATTGAATTTTTCACCAATAATACGATGATGTCGGCCCTCTACAAAATCGGGCCACTGACTCTTTACAAATTGTATGAAGTCTTTTTGACAAACTTCTTGTTTTTCAATTGTTTTATATCTGTCAAGTAGGGCGAGCGCTTCTTGTTGCTCTTGCTCAGACAAAATTTCGAAATCTTTTAAGGCTAAATTAGACATCCTTCCAGTCGAGCCCCTGCCAGAGCAATCCTTCAGCCTTGCGGCGTCTTTTGAGCCCCTGTAAGACCTTTCCGTTTGATTTGTTCCAGCGGGCCATTTCACTGGGCACTTCGTCATGGTGCCCCTCGTTCAACTTTTTCAGGAGCGTGCTTTCACCAAGATTGGTAGGGCCCAAGTTGAAAGTCCAAGCAACGAGGGCATCAAATTGATCTTGATTGAGGCTTACCTCTACTAGCCGATCTACATAATCCTCGAAGTGCTTGAGATCTTCGAGTAACAAATATTCTGCTTTATCTTTAGTAATTTCATCGCCTTCTCTGACGCCCCGTGTGTGCCCATATCCGACAGTCCACACATTTGCACTGCATTGATATGCTTTTGTCTCACACCCCTCGAAATGTTTTATGAGGTCAATGCCCTCTTGCGATGTCCTCACTCCTTTTTGCCGCTACCCAAGAACAGCCCAAAGGCGCCGGTTAGAGCGCCGGTCATTACTGAGACTAACGCCGCCTGCTCCGGATTGGGATCAGGTAAATCCATAAACCACTCAACGACACGGTACGTCATAAAAATCATCACAAACATGACCAGCCGAGGCAATATTCTCCACTGATCAAGTATTTCTGGTCTCACTTTCCTACGCCTTTGACTCTTTCAAATGACCTTGCGCCTCCCAACCCAAGCATTCCCAAGAGAAGCGGCATCATCACCCCGGCGTCTGCTTGCGGCACCTCAACTCCAAATCCTGCGGCGAGGGGAGAAATCAAAAAGTTGACCATCAGCCCCAGTACGCAGGTGTAACCGGCTAGGGGGCGCCAACTTGATTGAAACCAGTTCCCCTTCGCATCGAGCTTTAGTACCTCAATCTGCTGGAGCGCAATCTCCTGAGCATGGCGCTCTGACATGGTGGCGATGCTGTGGGCGAGCTTAGCCTTCTCATCCGCATCAGGAATAAACTTGTCAAGTAACCCCGTGACAGGGCCTATCAATGCTTGCAACATTAATCGTCATCCTCCGGTAAAAACCGCCCTTTGGCGTCCCTTTTTCTTTTTTTCTGGAAGAGATCTTGCACGGTCTCAGTCTCCCAAATGCGTATCAGCGTCCAGATAATTGTAAAAAGCGCGGCTAAAGGCGGCAGAATAGCCGCTACCGTGCCGACGGCCGTTGCGACGGAAACTGTGTCTACAACTTGCTTCATATCCTCTCCCATGACTAACCTTCCGACCAGCCATCATCTTCATCAGTATATTTACCGTCACCATTCGTGTCGCACGATCTTTGGAATGTCTGCATACCAAATGTGTAACCCTCACTCCACGGGACATACTGCTTGCACCACTCATGCGAGCCGGGTTGCAATCCGTCCCATGGCGTTTCGATGTAATCTCGTTTGGTGTTAGGTGCTAGCACTCTGAAATACACGTCTCCAGAAGAATACTCGCGCTTTACAAAAACTATTTCATGAGTGACATAGGCTTCTTCTCGCCGCTCCAGCGTGTAAGTAGAACCATCCTCATAGTCAATATACGTTTGCGCCAAAACGGCAGGAGAAAAAATTAAAGCGAGCAGAATGGTTCTAAGCATGATTCAATCCTCAATGTCGAGTCTTCCAAATTTGCACAATATCATAACTAGTATGTAAAATCTTACAACTCACTCTTCGTCGTTAAGCGGGTTGTCAAGAATTCTTTCGATGCGTTTTTCAAGATCATCCCGCATGGTCCGAAGCTCTTGATTAATGTCTCTCAGGGAGTCATTGACCCTCTCTTCTAGCGCATAAACGTCGTCCCTAAGTTCTCTCGTAGCCTCAGCAACTGTGTCATCGGTGTTCCGTGCGATCGACTCAACAACGTCTATATCAGCTTGTAGCCGATCCAGTTCTCTTTCGAGAGCAGTAGTCAACGACTCAACATTACCCATCTTCGTGTCGATCACAGCTAGGGCCTCGTCATAGGCACTAAAATCAGGCGAGACGTACTCAGTTACAGCCTGCTCGGCAGTCAATAGGCGCTGATACAGTTCAAAGCCACCCCACATAGCGGCTAAAATGCTACCTAGAAACGGTATTGCAAGCAGTAACTTACCGCCCGAAACCTTTAATCCCGCAAATTCTATTTCTGCCATTGAATGTCCACCAAATCTTTATATGTGTCTGAGCCACCAATCCTAAGCACACCAAAGGGATCTACCCGTGGGGCGTTATTTGGATAAACCTGAGTATTTTTGTAAAACTCGTCGCGGTCAGAAAGGTCAACGTCATACTCGTCAAACGCTAGGTTATTAGATATTAAAAACACTGCGACGCTTTGATCTGTAAAGCCGCCTGTCTCAGATAGCGTGTCCAATTGATTGTCAATACTTTGCTCCACCTGCGCTTGGCTCATGGTTTTAATAGCCACAGTGGCCTTTTGAACCATTCTCTGCTCTTGAATGGTTGGCTCGTCGATTTCAAAGCGGCTAAAGTCTGGGGGCTGTGAGCTTAAAAACTGACCAACACTCTGCCCTGTAGCCAGCGCATCATTGAAGTCATCTTCAAACTGCGCCTGTGCTGGTGGGGCTACATCAACGGAGGCCATACTATTCGACTGTTGTTGTTGAGACTGTTGTATCAAAGATTGAGCAATTTTGGTTTGTTCCGTCGCCATCTGCCAGTAGTTCCCAGCACCAGTTTGACTAACAACCTGTGCCACTTGTTGCATTGGCTCTGATTTTTGCGACCTGCTTGCTTGATTGCTTGATTGCGCTGACTGCTCTGCCACAAGCGATAAAGCTATTCCGACTACATCAACGACAGGTCTTGCAGCGGTGCGAACAGACTCCGCGACGGGTTCTGGGCGTGTTGCCGCCGCGACCTCCATAGGCGTCACTTGTTTTTCTCTGGCAGGAGGTTCTAACAGCGCCTCTTGCCGCAGAGGCATGGGTTCTGGGCTTTGGAGCCTTGTTACCCTCGCGACCTCTGCAATAATTTCATCTGGTTCGGCCTGTCTTAGTTTCTTTTCTTCTTTCTTTGGCTCAACCTTTTTTTTCTTTTCCAAACTAGGCAAAGACTCAATCGTTTCAATTGGCCCTTCAACAGCCTCTAAATACATTATCTCAGGGTTCTGCGGAGGTGCATCGTCTGCACGAGACCTAGCTTCAGGGGGCGCGCCAAACATTTCAGTTTCTTGCGGCGTGTTTTGGTAAGCTTGCGGCGGCTCAGCCTGCTTCAAGGCCCGTGGTTTACCCGTCCTGTCGGGCTGGTCTAAGTACAGGAAATCGTCAGGAGAATCACCGAATACAACATTTGTGGCCTGTTCAGCAAAAGTCGGAGGCTTTGGCTCTTCCGCCGCCTGTAGTGCGGCAACTGCTTCTGCGTAACCCGCACAGGACGGGTCATTAAGAGGGTTTGAGCAATCAGGCAAAATAACGGGGTTAGTGTTCACAGGAGTATAGATGGCTATCACAGACGGGTTTCGGACTGTTGGCCCGTAGTATCCAGCCCAAAACCCACGATCTATGCCCTCTATTTGCAAAGCAACAGCCTCATAAGCACTGCCAAAGTCATAAACCTCAGAGCCACTAAAAGTCTGCCACTCTGTAAAAAAGTCTCGCCTGTTTAACACCTCACGAACATCCTCATCGCCCGCTAGATTTGTCACAGCAAGAAAGGCTTGTAGCTCATCCTGAGTTCCATTCGGATCTGCACAATTACCACCGATCTGATTATTGCAGTTCATTAGGGCATCAAACGACCAAGTGAGCGTGAGTATCTGTAGCGGGTCGTACTGCGGCAAAAGACCGCCAGCAGTCACTTCGCCCGTCTGAAAGCTGTATCTGTAAGTGCCTGCCGCCGCATTGAATGCCACATTATTCGACGCCTGCGTGAGCGTGACTAGATTTTCACTCGTTTGCGTCTGACCGTACCCAGCACCAGCGTAAAAAAGAAGTAAGGCACCTGCAAAACGCTTCATGTTACATACGCCTTTCTGGCGTGGGCACTCGCTCTGGATAAGTTTCCCACAGAGCCTTGGCCTCATCGCCAATCTGGCCCTCAATTGGGCAAGGGGTTCCAGCATCCATCATGCTTGACCAAACTCGATAGTCTTGGCACATCAGGCTGACAGCGGCGACCCGCATCCCCATGTCATACAAGGTTTTGCTGAGCTTGATTCTTTCGCAGTTCTTGTCGCGCACAGATTTGCCAGTTGAAAATCCCAATATCTGCGTCTGTACAGCCCCTGAAATCCCCGTGGTGCAAAGGTCTTGGCTGTAACTACTGCCTATTGATGGCGCTATCGCGCTTGGTGGCGGAGAGTTTATGTCCTGCGTGATTCTCTGTGTTGAATCACTGGTAGAGTTGCTGGTCGAATTGCTGTTGTTGGTGTTGACGTTGTTGTTGTTCGAGGTTACCTCGGACGTAGAGTTGCTGGTCTGATTGATCGTTGTGTCAGACGTTGACAAGCTAACACTGTTGCTGTTGCTAGTGCTCGTATTCTGATTAATGTTCGTAGCAGTGCTAACCGAGGTATTGTTGTTGGTGTTGTTATTAGTGTTTGTATTGATATTCGTGTTGTTATTGGTGGCGTTGGTGTTGTTATAGTTTCGAATAAAACCGTTGTAATTGGTATCGTTGATATTTTGATTCAGGTTGGTGTTGCTATTGATCGTGCTTGAGGTCGAATCAATAACTGACGTATTCACATTTGTGTTGACGTTCGTGTTTGTAGACGTACCCGTGTAGGTCGTCGTATTTGCATTATTGTTGGTATTGGTAGACGTATTGGTAGATGACGACGTTGTATTTATATTGGTCGTCGTTTCATCACCTAGCGATAGGACAGGCCACAAAAAACACGCAGTGATAATTAATAATCTTTTCATGTGATTTCCACATTTTACGGCTTTTCGGGCCATGTAATGGTGCTGGGAAAATCTGTCTGTTGTGGCACATCACGCAAAGCCTGCCTGTACGTTGCCATATCGTCCGACATGGTGACATCAGACAAACCATAATGGTCTGTTTCCGCTAACAAAAGATCGCGCTTAGAGCGTTCTTGGGCGGCTAAGTACGCAGTATTTGCCGCATCGTAAGCATCTTTCTGGTCCTGTACAGTAACTGTGTTTCCTTCGTCATCCTCGTACTCACTGAACATATCCTGCTCTGTCCATGCGTACACCCAGTTACCATTAGAATCTTGTACAGCACCGTCGCGCACTACGACTTTATAGTCACCAGAGGGCGCTGGCTTAGGTGATTCCAGCACTGGATCGACATTCAAGGCGTCAAAAGTGCTTTCACCCCAGACTTTTGGGAAGCTCATATTTTTGTTTTCAGCTTTCAACTCGGCGTCTGTCTTAATTTCGCCGCTTGTTCGATTTCTGTATTCAGGCATAGTTGATTCTCCTATGCTATTGCGTAAAAAATGTATTTGCCGCCAGAGTTGTTAAGTGCCGCTGGCGCTGATGATGTGACTGTAAACCCACTAGACAACGGGTCTATATAGTCAGTGTTTGTGACTTGCGCGTCAGTTGAGTTCAGCAGTAGATACGGATCATCACCAGCAACAATGCCTCGTAAAGAATCGTACAAGTACCAATCGCCGCTACCGTCTGTACGCTTAAGTATCACAAACCTAGCACCCGCGCTAAAGCCGCAGTCAACATTCACATTTGAACCTGTACCTGTGTAAGTACCGATCTTTGATATTCCCGGAACGCTGGCAAATAAATAATTAACGTATGTCCAACCGGCATAGTTTACGTCGGCGTTTCCTCCACTACTGTTTCCAGCGTATGTAATTGTTGTATCTGTTACATCTTGGGTAAGCCATGCACTAGAACTGTAATCGCGGTCGTAAAATGAATTAGTCAACTGCAAATATGCTTGAGCAAAGTCTCCAGCATAGTCATTTGTGTTGCTTAATGAAGGAAAAATAACGCCCCAATTTCTAATATTGTTTCTAGTTTTTGCTATTATCATCTCAGGTTTGACACCTAGATTATGGTTCACAGTTAAAGCCGCATTTGTTCCCGTATAAGTCACAACATCGAAGAAACCCGGTGCTCTACGAAATCCCCATACGTGATACGCGGCACTACTGAAATAATCCATCATCCCATTCATGTAGTCCCACGCAATAGAAGTGCCTGTTGCTTCTGCGCTGGTAGAATTAGTAAACATATATTGAGGCCCAGTAAGCCTGCTAAATATATAGTGGCCGTCTGATGAGCCATTAATTGCTTTTTGAATACCCATGTCTGGCGGAAAGCCAAGAACATAACTTGGACTTACGCTATCACTTCGGCCAGCTACGCTGTTGTACAAATCAGTAGCCGCAAACTCTGATGCTGGCTTATGGGGTCGGCGGATGGCCATGTAGATGTAGTCTCTACTTGCGGCATTTATTTGTCCCCCCGTGCCTGTCAGCTTGAACCCATTGGCGTGTAGTTCGATGTAGGATGTAGAGCTTGAGCTGGACTCTGCATTGTAGGAATTCCATGCAATTGATGCATCAGCCCCAACTCCAGAGGCATCGGGCGTCACTATCCCACGCATAGAGTCTAAAACTATCCAATCCTCACTGTGAGTAGCGCACTTAATTAGAACAAATTGAGGCTCAAATCCAAGATCAATATCTGGCTTGGTAGAGGTGTTACCCGTGTAATAACCACACTTAATAATAGCTTCGTCAGAATTTTCGCCAAAGTCTTGGGCATCGTGGGCGAATAGGTAGGCTACATAGTTTTGGCTTGATGTTCCGGTTTCAGCACTTCCGCTAACCGTAAACTGAGTGGAAGTAGGGGACTGAATGTAACCCGTGCCAGCAATAGCATCATTTTTGTTGAGCTTCAGAGTTGACTGACTGCCTCCGCTTTCTCCTCCTGATACAGAGGACAAACTTCTGTGCCATACAGCCCAATTCCTACTATCCGAAAGATTCTTAATGATAATCATCCCCGGCGTCGAGCCTAGATTATGCGATACATTGGTTGGTGATCCGCTGGGCGTGTAGGTAACAACATCAAAAAACCCCGGTTGCTTGCGGAATGTCCAAGAAGCTATAGGCTGGTTGTTTTGACCTACCTCGTTTCCATTTCCTATCGTAAAACCAGAGCTTGTAAAACCTGTTATTCCAGACGTATCAGTGCTCTCAGCAGACGTAGCATTAGAATATAAAGTTTTTGATCCTCCTCTAACTGTGTCTACAAGAAAATGATTATTGCCTAACGCTCTATGCTTAACCCAAACCAACCCGCCTTCACCAGAAAGGTCAATGCCGTTGGTTATGGTTCTTGAAGAAGAGGTATCACCCGTGTACACAAACGTCGAGAACACATCGTCAACGTAAACCGGATCTTCTGTAGCACCAGCGCCTGCAAGTACTTTTAGCGCAGAATTACTCATTAGCCCATGGCCTGACCGGCAGTGAAGCCGTAGTAGGTTGTTCCACCGTCAATAGTTAGGAATACAAAGACATCGACGCCGTTATTAGTGGTCGTGAGTGTAGGCGCTGTAGCCGCCGCCCAATCAACACTGCCGGGCCATGTGATTGTTCTAGCAGAAGAATCTTGAATGACCTTCAAGACAAAAGCAGATGCTCTTCCTGACGCGGCAGGATTGCTGAATGTGTAGGTCACATTCTCAGTCAGATCATGCTCAAACACATTGCCATCGCGCAGATTGATCGTGGCCGCGTTGGAGCTAGAGGTGACACTCGTTACCTCGTCGATGGTGCCATTATCAAAAGACACGACACCGTTGGCATCTGAAGTAACAACCCCTGACGCCTGAGTCAGCCCCAGCGTGTCTGGTAGCTTGACCGTGTAGGTAGCCGCCGCACTGTGCGCTGGGCCTTGGACGGTAACGCCGTGCGAATTGCTTTCACAATTAAACCGTATGGTGCCCGCGTTCGTGTTTCCGTACAGCTCAGTAAAACCCGTGCCGTTTGGAAACAACTGAATGTTGCCGTTGGTGTCCGTAGACTTAATTGCATTTGCATTAAGTTCAAGGTTTTCTATCAGGACAGAGCCGTCGGACTCTTCATACACCGCCTTGTCAGCAGGGTAGGTCAAAATAACATCTTTTGTCCCTGCGGAAAAGTTGACTGCACTATTGCTGTTGGAACTAGATAAAACTGTAGTACGAGTTATCGTGTTCCCACTACTAGCATAAGTGCCAAGACCCACCTCAAAGGCAAGGTTTGTATTATCAATGATTGCGTAATACGTCGTATCTGCATTAGATAACACAGAAGAAAAAGTGCGGAAATTTGGCTGTGCTCCAGCCAAAGAAATCGCACCAGTGCCCGTCGAGGTGGTGGTTTCTTTTACGCGATCTTTTACGACTAAAGCCATGACTATGCAATCCTGATAATAGCGTTAGACGCGTCTGCCGCAGGGAATACAATGGTAAAATCACCCGAACTGGATGACTTATCCGCACCAAAATCCAAGACCACTACGGTGTCTGTTGTACCAGAGCCGCCAGATGTGGTTGTGTTGTATATAAGTGCTCCACGCGCCGTCAGTGTTGACGAGCCGAATGTGAGGTCGGCAAAGTCGGTCAAAGCAGTAGTCCCAGAAGTGGTTGGAGTCACATTGGTTAGTGTTCCGCCTCCGGCTGAGTAACCTGTCCCGCTAATCTCATTAGACGTTGTATACGCTGTAGTTGCCGCATTAAATGAAGCACTATTGGTGTACATTGCCAGCTTGAAGGTGTGCGCGCCGTTTGTAAAATTGTGAGCGCCAATAAGCAGTTCTTGCTTAAAGCTGGTACACATGAAATTTCCTGAAAAGGCCATGTCATAATCTCCTGATAAGTTCAGCCAAATCTTTATGCCCCGCATCAAGCAAAGCGTTACCGACAGTCGTCCTGTCGCTTTGAACAGCCTCGTTCATATAAAAAACAAGAACCGCTCGTAAATGATCTTTATATGCGATTGCTTGATCCCGAATCGCAGGGGGAGCAGTGTCCGAAACACTGAGAAGCTTGTCTAAGCACCGTTCAGCAACCTCTTCAGGAGTGAAGCCACGATGTTGGGTGGTCTGAACTTCAACCATTCCGGGGGATAGTGTAACTCCTTCAAACTTCATTGTTTAGGCCTTATTAGCATTCCGGTCATGTATTGATCGGTCACTTCCTTAGACTCCCCAAACTGTTTTAGTCCCGCTAACGCATTTTGCAATTGAGAGGCGTACAGACCCAATACGTCCTGTTCACCTTTCATAAAAATATAAGCTTCCAACAAACTGCCGTAAAGCAGGGCCAAAGGCGCATTCTCACTAAGCCAAGATTGAGCCGAGTCCGCCAAACTGGTCAAACTGGCGGGGCGGTAGTAATAATGAAGTTCTGCCACTAAAGAGGCGTCCGGAGTTGGCCCCAAAATAAAATTTGAACTATCGAAAAGCGCGTAATAACGCGGTGTTCCCGTAGTGCTTTCGTTTGGATTGAACGCTTGAACAAAATTAACGTCTTTAAATTCAACAAATACTTTTGACGAAGACACCTCAAAGGACAACGAAAACGGCGCAAGAAAGTCTGTTGGGCAATCTAAATATTTATTCGACACGGTAGATGTGCCGAGCACGTTTTTACGAAATTCAGATAATTGGACGTTTTTAAGTATGCGTTCTTCTGCGTTACGAATAAAAATAGGGATATTTGTGACAAACGTAGTTTCGTCGTTTTCCGTGTAATCTTGTATCGCCTGTTTTAGCTCGCCGTATGTAAAACTCATGAGACTGTCACCGTAACTGAACCCACCGCGCCGGTTAAAGCGTCGGTTGCATCAATTTCTGACGGTAGCTCGGCCACACCAGCGGTGGCCCAATTGCCATTACCCAAGTAACGAATACCGTTTGTGGTTTTAACTAAAAAAGCACTGGTTGGGTTGTTAGGCTGTGGTCTAGGGTTAAGGAGCGCCTGCGGGTCCGGCCCCGTTCTGCGAGGCTGTAGTTGAGGTTGCTTAGTCTCAAATTCATCTGGACCCACCAACATGCCCGTCCATTCGCGCTTCATTTCGTTTAGTTTGTAACGAAACCCCGAACGATCAGAAATACCGTAAGCGTGTTTTCCTGTAGCAAATTTAGCCATCAACTAAGCCTTAAATAAGCCATGGACGGCTGTATGTTGAGCGAAGCACGATCTCTATCCTCAGATGCCGCTCGCTCAAACTCTTCCTCATAGACTGCTTTGAGAAGCTGTACACGATCCGGGGCACGTTTAATAGCGAGGTAGTATGCGAG